AACCCTTATTAAAGCAATATGATTGTGCTTTATTGTCGCAGTTCTTAAATGGTTTTAGTTTCTTCTTAATCTTCGCCATCTATATTTTCCCAAAGTTCAATAAATTCCAATGCCTTTTGAACACCTAACGCTTCACAAGTTCTTTTTGCTTCAACTAATTGCAACCAGTATTCGTATATATCGTTCCTATCAAAAGATGTAAAATAATTATCAAGGCAACTTCTGTATGCTATTCTGTGCAATTGATTGCATTGTTGTTCATCGTGCATATTTATAGGTTTAAATCGTAAAATTCTTTGTTTTCTAAATACTTATAATAATTCTCTGTGGCTAAATCCAGCTTTGCGTATCCACTTTGTATAAAGTCATCATCAAATTGAAAAAACCCAACTTCTTTTGTCTTTTTATCTACAACTGCATACTTGAACTCAAAACATTCAAACAGTTCTAAATACAATGCAGCTTGTAAATCATATCCATATAACAAAGCAGCTTCTTGGAAACTATCAATGTCGCTTGTTGTTTTTAAATCACATACAACACCAGCAAGTAACATATCTGCTTTTCCTCTGAATGGTAAACCGTTGTAATTAGATATGGCTGGAATCTCAAACTGTGCATTTGCAACAAGTTCTTTGTACTCTTCGTTCTCTAATACTGCTTCAGCTATTTCTTGGCATCTGTTTAGTTCTGCTCTTGTGTAAACCGATTGTGCTGGTTTCTCTTCAACTGCCAACTTGTACAGCTTACTTCCCTTTGTGCTATCAATAATTGTTAGTTCTTCTATTCTGTGCGGTTCTAAAGCCAGAAGATGTATCAACCTACCATCTCGGAATGGTTGTGGTTCTTTTGCCTTTGGTGGTTCTTTTAGTTTGTTTGCGTATGCTTGTGGGCTATCAAGTAGACTTTTACACATTGAACTACTCAAAGCGTGTTTGCCAAGATAACCATAGTAAAATGAATCATCATCCATTTTAGTGAGTATATCTTTTACTTTAAATTCTTCTCCGTTTAATAGTTTAATTGTTTTCATCTTATTTTAGTTTTTATTTTTATTTACATAATGCAAAATAAATTCATAGTCATTATCATCAAAATCGTTTTGTAAATCATCTACTTCAATACAAAAAAAATAAAATTTATTTGTTTCGTGAAACTTAATTTTATAATCATAAAAATAAGTAGGAACGTAATCGCTTGTTTCTTCTATTCTTAATTTTTTACTAATTAACGCAACGTAATATTTAATGTTTTCTATCGTGTACATCTTTATTATTTTAGTTTTTTTGCTTTGTTTATATTTAGTTCTGTTATCTCTTTTTTTACCCAAAAACGTTTTTTAAATTCTGTTGTTGCTGGAAGCGATTTAGTAAACCAATTTTGTTCAATGTCGTTTAGGTTGAATAAATAGATTCCTTCTGGTGTACTATTTATGTAAATTGGAATATCAAAATTTTTATCTGATTCTTTTACAATTGCATCGTACTTTGATTTCTCCAGTATTAATGTATCGTAATGTTTTCTTCTGCACTTTAGTTCAATTCTACTTTGCGTTTCAATATCGTAGCAATCCCATCTTGATATTGGATTCTTACTATTTACTAATGTTTTGTAATGGTTTTTTGATAGCCATTCAAATAAATCTTTTTCTTTCCAGTTGGTCATATTTTGTAAATATAACACAATTATTAAAAAGTATAATCGTTGTTTATAAACTCTGGTAATTCGTTACCATTTATTTGGAAGCTGAAAGTTTCAAATGGTCTGTTTCTACTTCGTTTACATTCAACAGTTATCCAACCTTTATTTGCGTTGTTCTTTTCTAATTTTATTTGTGTTTCTGCTTTCTTCTCAAGTGCTGAACCTAAATTCCCACTTGGTTTGTCGCTACCAAAGTTTTGGTGTATTATGGTCGTTAAATGACAGTTTAATTTTCCAGACCATTGCAATAATTTTTCAGCAACATTGTTTGCTTGTTCCATATTATTTACATCAGAACATAAATCTGCACATCCATCAATAATGACCAAACCGATTTTTTCGTTTTCAAACTTATCAAATAAAATGTGTTCAATAAAATCAATTTTACTTTGCCAACCAAATTCTCGCATTGCATAGATATGATAATCTTTATCATTCTGCAATTGATTCATAACTAATGGTCTTCTTGCTAATTTACTAACGTGAAATCTTCCTTGCTCTGTATCAAAATGAATTATCTTTCTTCCTCTTCGATGTCCTTTTATTTTACCAGTATAACCATTTGAACCACTTTGGTAAGCTGATACAAGTAAACTCATAAAGAAACTTTTACCAACCTTTGGAAAAGCTTGTACAAATGAAAAGTTGCCATCTGTTCCAATTGGAACTGGATACTCTGTATAACTACCATCAAAGCTTCTATCTTGGTAAATTCCGCAACTAATTGCAACTGGCGGATATTTAATAACCTCTTCAACATTAATACTTGCATCTTCTTCAAGTTGCTGCATCAACATTCTTTTTACTTCATCATCCTCCTTTGTATTTATTCCGTTCTTCATCTATATATTTCTGTATTTTTGTTTTGTAAAATTTTCCAAGTACATTATCGTTTATGAATTTATCACTTTCTAAAACGTTTTCTTTGAACTGTAACATAGTTTCGTAATATGTCATCATTGTTCGATTGTAGCAAATGTACATTATTTCTCGGTAACAATCTTTAACACCCCAAATTTTTGTGTGTATGTTGCTTCCAGTATATTTTAACCAATTGCTTTCAACGTATTGAATACGCTTTCTTTTATATCCTTTTAACGGCGGTTTAGTACGTTTATTAAGGAGTATCTTTTTACCAATGTACAATTTGTTTGTTTTTAGATTTCGTATCTTGTAAACGAACCCAATCGCTTCTAATGGTAAATCAGTTCTACTTTTAATTTCTTTGCCTTTGTATATCCACATAAGTAAAAAAAAGGGATGCTATTAACACCCCTTATTTTATTTAATTAAAATGGCAAATCATTTGATTGAACCTCTTGTTGTGGTTGTGCCTCTTCTTGTCGCTCTGCTTTTACGCAAGTTCCATCAGTCCAAACAACTTGACCGTTTCCGATGTATTTCTTTGGTTCTTTTGCTTCTCTTTGCTCTTTGCTTTGAGAATCAAATACTGAAGCGTTTTGCCCATAGGCATTTGTATCATCATTTACAGATACTGTAAAATTGTAATACGTTCCTTTTTTTCCTTTTACAAATTTCTCTTTTGGTAAACTGTCAAGGTTAATTGATAAATTGATTAATGCACTCATAATTTCTATTGGTTTTAATTTTGGTTTATAATTTTATTCTTAATAATTCTACTGGTATGTCAATAATATCTGCTATTTCTTGAATTGTAAATTCAACTTGTTCTTCTGAATCTGTAAAAAATGTATCTTTTTTTTTCATATTAGTTGTCTATTGCGTTATCTATTGTTTGTATTATGTGTCTGAATACACTTCTTTCTTGTTCGCCAGTTACATCTACTCCGTTTAAAAATAATCTGTAATGGTCTTTATTTGTTGGTTTCATTTCAATACTATTCATATGTTTATTTTTTTAATGCGTCTTTTGTGTTCTTTGAAATTCTGTATTTTGATTCAACGTTTGCTAAATTGCCACCACCTTTTAAATATGCCTTTACTTTTGTAAATTCTGGTGTGTTTTCATTTAACCAAGGTTTATCATCCTTTGTTACTTTGCTTGTTGATTTTCCGTGTGTGTTTGTTGAATCAGCATCTTTTGTGTCATCAATTAAAAACAATCCGTTTAAACTGTATTTACGAGCATAACTGCTGCTGCTACCAAATGATTGTGCAATGTCCATTCCTTTTCTGTTTGGGTCAATTCCAGCTTGTGCTTTTGTATGTACTTGATTCTCGCCATCAGATATGATTGAAACTGATTCAACAAATAAGATTCCACCAAGTTCTTTGATTTCGTCTGATACTGTTAAGGTGCAATTGTATTTATTCAAAAGCGGTTTAACTGCTTCCAGAATATCTTCGCAACTTCTGTAATTGTACTTACCAAAGTTATTTCTTTGGTTCTTTGGTGCTTTTAATTCGGCTTGAATTTGTTGTAATTTTTCCATTTTGTTTTGGTTTTATAATTGTAAATATAGTAAAATTATTGGTAATGAAGCTTTTAAATTTAAAAAGTTTCTTGTTCCATAGGTAGGAACTTTTAATTGGTAGTTTATTTTTACATCTGTTAGGTTTGAATCTTGCTCCATATGATATTCTATTTGTAGCTTTAATTTATCCCAAGCTGCTTGGTTTATCTTTTTATCACTTTGCATTGATTCCATAGTTCTTTGATTTTTTCTTTTGTGTAGTGTATTCCAGTATTACCGTTTTGACCGATTATTTTCATTCGTTCGTTTGCTTCTTCTTCCCAATCTGAAAAGTCAGCGTGTTCTTTACATTGTTCGCAGATACCAGATTCTAACCAGTTCCCAGCACCGCAGCAGTTTGATTGTTCCATAATATTTAGTTTTATAAATTATTTAATTGATGTGTTACTTTTTCAGCGGCTACAAAATTATTTCTTTTGTATAAATCGTTTCTTAAATTTAATAAAAACTGTTTGTATTCGTAATCTGTCATAATATTTTTTTAGTTATTAATTACCCTACAAATCTACAAAGGCATTTTAAATAAAACTGTTAAAGAAATGTTAAAATTTTGTTAAAAGCAAAAAAAAGGCTCAACTTATTGTTGAACCCTTTTAGTGATAGTAATCTAAAAACAAAATAAGATGAAAAGAAAACAGTTAAGATATTTCCTTGTTCAAATATACAAATAAATATGTGTTTAAATATTTAACTTATAAACAAAAACAAAAATATTTAGCTATAAAGTTGAAGATATATATCTTTTTTTTTAGATAATACTCCGAACACTTATATTTATTTTATTATAGCTATATTTCTTTATTTTTTTTTATATTAATATTTTACTATAAAACAGTAACTAATTAATAAATTACAAAGTTATATATTTTTATCTGGAATAAAAAACAAAAAGTTAATTATTTTTTATTTACTGTAATATTACCAGCTATCTTTTCAGCACTTCTACCAACTACATACCCACCGATACCCAATTGTAGTAAATCCCAAAACTCATTTTCCAAAGGCGGAATAGGTAAACTAAACAAAGGTGCAATAAACTTTACATAAATAACAATAAAACCAAAAGCTAACATAAGTATTGGTCGCCAGCTTCTTTGCATCCAATTACCATTTGCTTCAGCTAATACGATTTCTGTTTGTAGCTTCTGTAATTCTAACTGTTGTTCTTGTAAAACCTTAAACACCTCATTCTTGGCTTTTAAACGCTCTTCTTCGGAAGTAAATAGTTTGTCAATAACATTACCAACTTCTTTAACAACACCACCAGTAAACCAACTTAATATTTTATTCATCTTTATTCCATCTTATTTGTAACTGTCCAAAGAATAAAAATATATTTACCTCTGAATAGTTAAAGTTATCATCTGGTCTGTAATATTGCCATCCAACCATCATTGCGTCTGGCACTAATAAGATTAAATTTATCTCCATTACCAACGTGCTTTTGTTTTTCTTATATCGTAGTGTGTAAATGTAGCGTATGCAGACAAACCGCCTTGCAACAACTCACCCTCGTTAATTAACAAATCAACCAATTCAAATGTTTCTTGAGGTGTCATTTCATTAATAACAATATCCGCAGCCTTACCAAGCTTGTGTTGGCTATTTTTAGACCCTTTTACGACATTATCATTATAATTTGTACATCTATATCCACTATTTATTTTGATTGGACTACCGACAACGTTTCGTAGTGCTTGTAATTGGTTTGCTAACTTCTGTACATTATGCAAAACCTTTAAAGGCATATCACATCCGCAAGAACAATCAAATTCTGATTTACTAAAGTTATTTGTCAGCTTCATTTGGTTCTTTTAGTTTAAATATTTTCAATACAGTATAAACAATAGAAACAACTAATAACGATATTTTTAGCCATTGTTCAATATTTGAAAAACTAACGGTAAACGTTAGTAGATTAATTGCTGCTATTTTTATATCTTGCATTGTCAAAATTTAGAATTTTAAAGCATCGTAGCTTAATCCAAAGAAAGCGTGTACACCATCTCCATCAATATTAACACTTTTTGACTTCCAACCATACGGATGGTCAATTGTTCCATCTTCGTTAGGTTCTAATCCATTCCATAAAACATCAACGTGCCAATCTTCCGATAGTACTGCTTCCGTTTCTACTTCTCCATCTTCGCCAATTACCGCTTGTTCTAAAACGATATTACCTAAATGAACGATTGTGTGTTTATGTGTTGGATATTCGTTTCCGTCCTCATCTGTTGCAGTTCCTAAAGAATTAGTCTTTTTAAGTGCTGCTTCTTTACTGTCGAATTTATATTTTCCTATATTCATTATATTGTTGTTAGTGTTTGCAATTCTTGGTCTGTTAAAGCGGTATCAAAGTATTGTATTTGTTTGGTGTTTCCGTAGAAATTATCAGTACCAGACCTATTAAATGCAAGGTTATCTAATCCAGTTGGAGTATCTGAAATTGTCGTATCAGTTGAAACTTCAAAACCATTAACCCATACAGATATATCATTAGATTTATATTTAAAAGCTATTTTATTAATATCTTCAGTATTATAATTAGTAGTAACAAAATTGAAGTCACCAGAAGATGTTTTGTATTGAAATCTTATTCTATTTGTTGCACCACCATAGAACATATAAAAACCATTGTTTATATCTGTACCATTTAGTATAGAAATAAATCTATTTGAAGTATCTGTATTATCCAAAGCACTTATTTCCGCCATCAAAACACCCTCACTATCATTAAAAGTAGCTGCATCTCCAGAACCATTAGCAGTTTCAGCTGAACGAGTGACGGCTGCCGTTGTAGTTGTAATTACAGACGTTTCAAATTCTCCAATCTCACATTGAACACCCCAAACATTTAAAGAAACTGCACTTGTTGGTAGCCAAAATTCGTTGAAAACCGAAGAAGCTGAAGTAACCATATAAAAACGCATATAAGTAATAGGAAAACCAGTATTATCAACTGTAACAGAAATACGATACCAATCATTTGGTAATTTTTCTATTTTTTGGTTTGACATAGCCGAACCACTTGTACCAACCGTTCCGTTTTGAATATCAAAATTTGTAAAAGCCAAAGCATTTCCAGCATTTGTTACTTGTATATAATTAGCATCTATATTTTTAACATAAGCCGAAATAGTAACATTGTTCTCACCTATATTAAATTGTTGTTGAAAATAATGACTATTGTTATTAATAGTAGCAATAACTTTACTCGCGTCTAAAGTACCATTTGGAGATATTGTATCGTTTGCAACTTTACTTATGTTTCCAGTTGTCCAATTTGCATTTGTTAAATCATTATTCCATCTAACTAAATTTTGTCTTGACGGTTCTAACAAATGACTTGGGCAACCATTTACAACCCCATCAACTAAAGGGTAGTTTAATCTTGAAACACCATTTGAAACTGTTTCTATTAATCCGTCTTTATTTATTCTTGTTGCCGAACCACTTCTTGTAAAGTCAAAATCCCCTACACCGTTTGATGGTAGTACGGAATAAAATTTGCTTCCTTGAGCAGATGGTATTAATGCTAATGTTGGTTTTGCCATTGTTTTTAATTTTGTGTATCTTGTATTCCTATTGTATGTATTGCATCAGCCAAACATTTTTTTGCTTCAACTTCTTGCCTATCATTCATATTGAACTGCCCTTGTATCATCTCTGTTGATGTACCAATAGAAGATGCAGTATCTATTGTATTACCAAACCAAGTGCTATTGTATATTTCGTTTGCCATCTTTTTCTTTTTTAGTTAAATACTTTTCCAATTTAACAATGTTTATTTGTTTCGGTTTATATCCTTTCATTATAGTACCCAATTTGAACCACTTACATTTTTATCTGGATACACATCAGAATCTTGATTGTCTAAATACTCTGGGAACTTTGAACTATCAAAACAAATGAAATCTACAAATCGTCTTGTGTAATATTCTGCAAATTCTCTTTCTTTTTGTACCAAATAATCAACCTCATCTTTTGAAACTGTTTCAGCGTTTTCAGAACGATGTTTGAAAATACCCCCCGATTTCACAGAATATGCACAAAATGGTAAGAAATCAACTAAAGCATAGTGTATCAACATCGGTTGAATGTAATCCGTTACAAGTTCTAAATAATCGCCAGTTAATGTATCTGCTATAATATCAGCAGAAATTTTATCATACAATTTAGTACCTAAATAGTTTTGTATGTGTATCTCTTGTGCAATCTTAATGAACTGAATAAATGAATCTGTATCGGTGTTTCCATCAATAACAGAATTCTTTACTAAATCCGTTCTACTTATAAATAATGCTGTTGCCATATTATCTTTTCTTGTTTACAAATCCGTTGTCTTTCATATCAGTTGGTCGCATTGCAACCTCTTTTTCATTTACTGGTAGTTTTATACCAGCTTTTCTTGCCTTGTTTACACTTATTTCTGCTTTTGGATTACCAACATCTGGTTTTAATCTTGAACCTTTTGCAATGTAAGTTTTTCGCATCCAAAAATGATGACAATCGCCACCGCCTTTATATAACCAAATATCATAGGTACTAGCACCATTTAAACCCCATCCAGCATTAACCGCTCTTTGGCTCATTTGTTGTATATCTTCTTTGCGATATATTTTTTTTGCTTTTACCATTTTCTTACAAAATTCCCTACTATTATCAGATGCCTTTAATGGTGCATATTGATACCTTACTTTGTATTGTAATCCGAAAGTTGGTTCTTTTCCGTCTTGAGTACTTTTTGCATTTGGTCTTGCAGTACCAGTTGTTGCAAAGTTCCATATTTTTGATAAAAGACTTGGATTCTTTTCGTTTAATTTTTTTATTTGTTCGTCTAACTCATCTTCTGAATCGTAATCAACCTTTCTTTCGTCAATTAATTCCCATTCCTCCAAGTCCTCATCTTCTCCAAATTCTTCTAAATCGTTAAAAACCTTACTCATTTTAATACCAGTTTCTTCCTCTCTTGTTTCAGCATCTTTAACATTCTCTAAATCCATAAATTGTAAAGGCTGTAAGGTCTTAAAGTATAGGTTTAAAGCAATACCATTAAAAGCAAGTATTTTGTCAAGGGCATCGATTAAAAGTTCTTGAAATGGGTTTATAACGATGTTTTGCATTAATATGGAAGCGTTCTTTAATTCCTCTGCATTATTACCAAATCCAGTATTATCTTTAATACCTAAAAGCATAGGAGAAACAATCCTATGCGACATCATTATCTTACTCTGTGCTTCACTTGAAATAAATTCGTATTGATTATGAGCATCAGATATTTGAACTGGTGTGATATCCGCTTGTGATTCTTTTGAATCGTTAAAAGCAATTATTAGTTTTCCAGCAGAGTTTGTTCCTTGAAATTTAGAAACAATTTTGTTTTCAATTAATGTTTGTGCTTCCTCTGACGGCACCCCATTATTGAAATTTATTAAGGATGCTGGTGCGAAACTATTTTTAATATTATTAACGTGAAAGTTTGCAATTTCTTCTTCAATCTCACTAAAGCTAATTCCAGACACATAATCTGGTGTACTATAATAATACATTCCAGCTTCGTAAGGTTTTACATATAATATCTCAATTGGTTGTACATTTTTTGAAACACCAAATGCTGGTATTCTCAAAGGTTTATCACTTGGCTTTGCGTTTGCCCAATCTGAATGATAGTAATAC